GTCGGCTGGGTGATCGGCCGTCCGGGCGTCAACACCGTCAACGTCCTCGTCTTCACGCCGTTCAACGGGTTCGAGCAGAAGCCATCCGTCCGCCACAAGGACGATCCGGGCCTGCAAGAGAACGCCGACTGGCGTCAGTGGGGAAGTTGGGAATACGCGCCGCAGACTGCCCAACTCAAGAAGTTGGAAAGCATGATGGCGCAGATCGCGTCGTTGACAGAGCAGGTCGCGCTCCAGAGGAAGCAGCCAAGTGGAACCAACCGGTGAAGATGCCCTGCGCGCGATAGCGCACGGGTGGCTCAAGAAGATCGAACTGGCGCTCAAGCACAAGCGGCCCTTCACGGAGGATGCCCGCGAGGCCATGTCGTTCTTCGACGGCCCGCACAACTGGTTCTGGCGCGACACCTACGCCCGCCACGAGCACGGCTACAACCGCACGATTGCTCCGCCTGCGTTTCGCATGCAGATCAATCGCGTGTTCGAGGCGGTCAAGTTGTTCGGCAGCGTCATCTACCACCGCAATCCGGTGCGCACGGTGTCGCCCACCATGTACCCGTTCGTCTCTCCGGAGACGCTGGGCGTGGTGGACGAGCAGTCGATGATGGCGTACCAGCAGGCGGCGATGGAGACGCAGCAGCGCACGGAGGTGCGTCGGCTCGTGTCCCTTCTGCTGGATCGCTATCTCAACTACACGCCCAACGAACTCGACCTCAAGACGCACAGCCGGCGCGTCGTGGACGAGGGCATCATCAAGGGCATGGGCGTGTGGTGGACGGAACTCGTCACGATTCCGGGCTCCAACTACCGCATCGTCGGGTCGTTCGCCGACAGCGTGGACAACCTTGCGCTCGACCCTGACGCCACCGAGATCGAGGACATTACGTGGTGCGCTCGCCGCTGCGTGCATCCGATTGACGTAGTGGCGCAGAAGTACGGGCTCGACAGGGACCAACTCAAGGGCCACTTGGAGGGCGCGCGTCCGGTCGGTCAGGAAGTGGACGAGCAAATCTTCATGAACGAGGAGCACCCGTATAAGGGTCGCCGCGTCGGGAAGAGCAACGAACTCGTCACGTACTGGAAGATTTGGAGCAAGACCGGCATGGGCGACCGTCTCAAGGACGCCCCGAAGGAACTGGTCGGAGCCTTCGACAGCGTCGGAGAGAACTGCTACCTCGTCGTGTGCGAGGGCGTGAACTTCCCGCTGAACATGCCGCCCTCGATGCTGGAGCAGCCGGTCGAAGGCGAGACTGGCGTCCCGGAGTCTCTCTTCCGTGCCGTGCAGTGGCCGATCCCGTTCTGGGCAGAGCCCAACGGGTGGCCGTTCGTGCCGCTCGACTTCCACCGCAAGCCCGGATACGTGTGGCCCATCAGCCACATCAAGCCGGGCATTGGCGAGTTGCGGTTCCTGAACTTCGCGATGTCCTTCTTGGCGCAGCGCGTGGCCGTCAGTTGCGAGACGATGCTTGGCGTCAGCAAGGCTGCGGACCAAGACATCAAAGACCAGATACTCGCGCAGTCGGAGAAGGGCTTCAAGATCGTGGAGATCAGCGAGACGCTGGGGCGCAGCGTCAACGACCTCATCTCCGTGTTCCAGATGCCGGAGGTGTCGCCGGAACTCTGGAAGATCATCCAAGCCGTCACGGACATGTTCGACAAGCGCGTCGGCCTGACGGAACTGGCCTACGCCATGACCAGTTCCCAGATGCGCAGTGCCACAGAAGCCAGCGTGCGGGCAGAGCAACTGTCGGTGCGCCCAGACGACATGGCGAACCGGCTCGAAGACGCCATGAGCCTGCTGGCTCGCCGTGAGGCGTTCGCTGCCCGCTGGCTGCTGGAGCCGCAGGACGTGGAGCCCATTCTGGGCCCGCTCGGCGCGGCCTCGTGGGCGCAGCACGTAGCCACGATGGACCCCGACGCCATTGCCCGTGAGTTCGACTACCGCATCGAGGCTGGCTCGGCGCGCAAGCCGAACAAGGCCACGCGCGTCGAGCAGATGCAGGCGGCGCTCCAGACGCTTGGCCCCATCCTGCAAGGGCTCGTGCCGATGGGCGTCGTGGACCCGCTCAACGCCCTCATCTCGGACTGGGCGGACAGCCTCGATATCGACGCGCGCCCGTACCTCATCCCGCCACCGCCCCCGCCGCAGCCACCCATGCCGCCGGCTGGGCCTCAGGGAGGGCCTCCTCCGGGCCTTCCCGCTCCGCCGCCACCAGACGCCATGCCGGCCGAAGGGCCGCCTCCTAGCGTGCCTCCGGAGTTGTCTCCATGACGCAGTACCCGCCCGACATCGAGGCCGCAGGGCCGGCCGTGCAGAAGCACTACGAGCGCATGGTGGCGGCAGGACAGTCGCCGCGTTTCGCGGAAATGTGCGCCCTCCAGCACCCTCCGGGCACGCGAGGAACCGACCGATCGTTCATGGAGGGCCGCTTGGCGGGCCAGTGGCTGGACGGACTTCCCAAGAAGCAGGCGGAGTGGATGGTCCGCGAGGCGAAGGCCGCAGGCATAAATACATCGGGGCGGTTCTACATGGGCGGGATAGCCGACAAGCGCGGCCACCTCGACCCAGAGGCGTGGGTGGATTCGGCCGGCGACGTGCTGCGGGTAGCCAAGAAGCGCGACTTAGAGGTGCATGGGATCGTTGACTACGTGCCGCCGCAGAAGGGCCCTCCCAAAGAGGTCGATATCAACCCGCGCATTTTGCGAGAGCACGTCAAGAAGGAACTGAAGCAGAACCCTCGCATGCGTCGCGAGGAGGCCGTCGAGAAAGTCAAGGACCGAATCGTCCCGCACTGGAAGAGGAAGAAGTAATGGCGAACAAGATCGAGCGACTCAACTCCGTCACGCCCGCGTACGTGGCGACTGCCAGCGCCAGCACGAGCCCGCGCATCCCGTTCGGCGCTGCGGCCAGCGGCGTTGTGGTCGTGACTGCCGTCAGCGGCTCGCCGACCAAAATCTCGTGGCACGCCGCGCTGGAGCCGGAGGGCACGGCGTACCCCATCAAGTCGGGAGGCTCCGCCGTCGAGACGACCATTGCGTCCGGCGAGGCATATCCGGTTCCAGACGCGCTCGCTGGGGCGTCGTACCTCGTGGCGGTGGTGGATGCCGGCACGGCGACCGTTCGTCTCAGCGTGAAGGGGTGACGCATGCCGGCTGCGCTGGTTCGCTTGCAAGTTCGGTATGACACGGCCGCCAACTGGGCGTCCTCGAACCCCGTGCTGCTTGCCGGAGAGCCCGGCATGGAGACGGATACGGGGCGCGTCAAGTTCGGCAATGGCACGTCGAACTGGGCGGCGCTTCCGTACACCGACGCGGCTGGACTGTCCTCTACGGCTCCGCAGCCGCTAGGGTCGGCGGCCGCCGGCACCTCGTCACTGGCTGCGCGTGCGGATCACGTCCATGACCTGCCGACAAGCCTGCTCGTGTCGGCGCTGTCCACGACCGGCAACGTCGTGGTCGGCGGCAACCTGCAAGTCGTCGGCAGTTTCTCGACCGGCTCCACCACGATCAATGCGTCGTCTGTGATCGGTCTGTCGGAGGCTGTGGACGATCGCGTGGCTGCGCTTGTGGTGGCGGGCTCTGGCGTGTCGGTGGCGTACAACGACACAGCAGGCACGCTCACGATCGGCGTGGCAACGCACACGCACGCGATTGCAGACATCACAGGGCTCGTCACGGCGCTGGCGGGCAAGGCGGCCACGACCCACACGCATGTCGTCGGCGATGTGACTGGACTGTCTGGTGAACTGGCCGCGCGTCCGACCAGCACGATCACCGGCATTACCGGAGCGGTGGCGATCACGAACATCGTCTCGATCTCGCAGGCAAACTATGACTCGCTGTCGCCGAAGAGTCCCACCACGCTGTACGTGATTACCTAATGCCTGTTCGTCTTGGCGCTGCCGCGCAGCAAACATTCCGGCTCGGCGCAGCGCCGGTGTCCAAGATGTACTTGGGCGCGCAGGTGGTCTACTCGCCAACGAGCGACCCGCCGCCTCCGCCAAACCCAAGCCTCCAGCCGCCGACGCTTGTCAGCGTGGCGGCTGGCAACACCACAGCCACGATAGAGTACATCCCCCGAACTACTTACACGATTGTCGGCCATCTCGTGCAGCAGTCCACTGACAATGGGCTGTCGTGGAGCAACAGCACGGGCACCCTAAGTCCGTCTCCCGCTATCGTTGGTAGCCTCACGAACGGCACGCCGTATCGCTTCCGCGTGGCAACGCAAACGTCACAGGGCGTCAGCGGCTGGAGCGATCCCAGCGCTGCCGTTACGCCGGTCGGGGCGCCCGGCGCGCCAACCAACATCTCGCTAAATGGCACCACGCTGTCGTGGGTTGCTCCAGCCGATTTGGGCGGCGCAACTCCGGAGCAAGTCACATACATCATCCAGCGCGGCACTGGCACGGCCCCCACAATCGCGTACTCGCTGTACGACACGGTTGCCCTAAGAACAAACTTCCAAGTTCCTGTGTCATGCAGCACCGGATACTGGTGGCGCGTTGCCGCCAGCACGGCGGGCGGCCAGTCTGCCTACTCGTCGGCTGTATATGCGGCCCCCAGCACGGCGGTGCAGCCTCCCGTTCTGGCGTCGTACCCCAACGTCGACCTTCACCCGATGGCTCTCGGAGTCGCGGTGGCGTGGCAAGGCATATCGTTTGCCGAAGGCCAATGCACCGACCCAACCCACCACGAGGTGTGGTATCGCGAGCGGCGCGGCCCTCTGGACAACGCCATCGCACTAAACGACGGCTGCGTTCTTGCCGGCACGCGAGAAGTCAATGATGGCGAGCCGTTTGTGTATTACGTGTATGAGTTGGACATCGTCGGACTGGACCCGTCTAAGGAGTACCTTGCGGCCGTTCGCGCCGTGAATAGCGCTGGAGCCACGCCGCTGGTACAGGGATATCGGACGTACGCAGGCGCGGCTACTTTGCCCCCGCGACCCAGCGGCATCGAAGTCCACCCGTACATGTCTGGCGCTATGGCGGTAGTGCCCTCGCGCGTGGGCATGCCGGACACTTTAGAGTACACGCTCGGAAACCAGATAGGGCAGTGGCTTGATGAGCGCTATGGATATCCCCAGCGTATTGAGCCGTGTACCTCAGATACGAGATTTGTCGCAGAGTATTGCGCGCAGACATGCGACTGCGCGGGCAATATTCAGTGTGCGGCGCGACCCTACTACGTCATACATGGCAATTACTCCCTAGTGCGTGCGCGGTATATATCTAGCGCTGGCGCCGGCCCGCCGGCCCACTTCACCCTGCAACACTCATGCAACGCTACTCCGGCGCGCGTTATCGACTACGTGCGCGGAGGCAAGCAGTCGGCTCGCATAATCTCAATTCCTTCATTTCCCGCACTTTCGTGCGTGCAGGGAGGTTACGATCCTCGCGCGGGAGTATTCAATACACTTACTGAGTACCGACCTGCTACGATCGATGCCGATGGGTTTGTGCGCGGAAGTGGCGCATGGGTCGCAGTGGACAAGCCGGTGGACTCGTTTGACGTGCGTTTTGCCGCCGCACTGCCCACCGATTCTCTGCTGGAAGTGCGCGTCCGCGACGAGTCCGGAACGCCTTCCGTGCTGGGGGCGCCTTCTCTCCCTGTGGCGGTGCGGACGTTTTCTAGCGGCGCCACGCTGTATCCCAGTATCCGCAATACTCTCGGCGCGACTGGCTCTGTCCTGTTTGACGACCCATCGTCATGGACGCAGCCAGTGGAGGCTCCGCCGATGTCGCAGGCGGCGTACAGCCGCTACATCGAAGTGCAGCGTGCGTGCATCATTAGTCTGACTGTCACGGCACCTACGGTAGCCTCTCCCAGCGCGACGCGCCGCGTGCGCATTGTCGCGCACAACACATCCGGCGTCGCGCTGGGCGTCTGTGCCAGCAAAAGCCTCGCCGGCGCCACGCCAAGCAGGCGCATTTCCTTCTACGCACGGCCAAACCGCCTGTACACGGTAGAGGTCACAGACCCGGACGCCGCCACGACCGCCATATCGCAATGCTGGGCTGAAGACCAGTATGACCAGAATCAGTGGACTGGCGGGGGCGGCGGCGGCAACTCCATCTGCATGTTTACCGCCCCTCTGTTGCGGGCAGACACGATCACCAATCCGTTTGCGCTCGGCAGCGGCTTTCAAAATGCGCTTGGAAAACTGGTGACACCAGAGAGCCCGCTGCTCTCCGAGCAACTCTGGACGGCCACGAACGACGACGGCACCGGCAGGTACTTTTTCCGTGCGCTTACAGACATTCGTATTCACCTGCGTGTTGTGCGCACGTCTAACGGCATTTTGAATGTGCATCTGGGGAGGACGGCGGGAACCAACAATCACATCATCGGCTCGTGCGGGCTGAACAACGCGGACTCCGGTCATATCGAGCGGGGTGTGCCGCGCGGCTATGTTGTGTCGATTTCTGGAAACGGCGCCACCGGCACGTTGCAATACGCCTATGGAGAGATTGGGCCGTACCAACCAACAAACGCCGGCTATGACGAGTTTGACTCGCTCGACGCCATCGGGTATGGCGGCTACGACGCCGCCGCCCAGAACGGCCTTGAGTAATGCCGTTTGGCCGCTCCGGCGAAGACATAAACCATACGGACGCCCATACCAAGCAGGAACTTCGCCGTGTATTACGCCGCACAGGACGTTGTCGAGTATCTGATGAACACGACCGGCGGTGGGGCGCAGGACGCCGAACACCGTCTCCTCCGGGCGGCCGTCCACCATGCCTACCGAGACGTGTACCACGCCAAAGACTGGCTGTGGCACATCACGGAAACGACCCTTCCGGCGGCCATCGCCGATTCGGGCGGGAAGCAGTACCTGCTGCCGGCGGACCTCAACAACGTGGACGCCCTTATCCCGCCGGACCCGTCGATCGTCACCGCCTACATCACGCCGTCGGAATGGCGCCGGTACGAGAACCAAGCCGTCGGCAGCGGCGAGCCGATCTACTGGACGGTGGCGCGCTCGACCGCGCACGCCGACCGCTGGAAGATCATGGTGGCCGGCACCTTCCCTGCGGCACCGGCTGGCAGCAACTACTACATCACGTACCGTCGCCGGCCAATGCCGCTGCGCTTCATGGGCTACGAGTCCATCTGCCGCAACGGCTCGCTGAATGCGACGACCGCTCCCGGAGCCGTCAAGCGGTACGGGACGAGCGCCAACTACCCAGAGGGCTTGTCGGGCGTGTATCCGTACACGGCGCAGGAGATTCTGGGCCTCGCCGGCAGCATGGTCGGCACGGCCCCGCAGGGCGCCAAGACGGTCGTCAGCGACTACCTCGACGTGTCCGAGAACATGTTCACGGCGCTTCTCAGCGCTGCTGAAGTGTGGGCGTCTCGCTTGCAAGGCAAGAACGTCGAGGGCGCCGTCGCCGTCTACCAGCGCGACCTGCGCATGGCGATGGAGCAGGATGTGATCGCGCCCATGAGCGGCCGCCGGCTGGGCGTCGACCGGTATCCGGAAAGCGCCGTCGCGCCGTACGCCGGATCACCCCGCTCGCTGGGCTACTACTCGCCGTCCGCTCCGGACTCTGGAGCATGACGCATGAGCAAGGGCGCGTGGGGCGGACTCATAACGAACGCGAGCCCGTTCGCGCTTCCTGCTGGTGCCGCTGTCGAGCAGGTCAATCTGGCGTGTGACATCGCAGGCCAGATTTACACGCGAGGAGGCATGTGGCCCATCGCGTTTTCGCCGTCCTCCGGCTCCAGCGCCGGCCTTGTCGACTGCCATCCGTATTCGCGGGACGGCCAGTCGTGGCTGCTGTGCTTGCGCGACGACGGAACGCTCGTGGCCTTGCAGGGGCCCGCGTATGGGGCCGAGCCGGAGCGGCCAGTCGAGCCGCAACTGGAAGCCGCCGATGCGGTCAGCGCCAGTTACACGATGCGGTACGTCGTGGACGTGGTCGAGCCGCCGCCAGACCCGCCAACGCCAGACCCGACGCAACTGTATTCGACGCTTCGCGGCGGGCGTGCCACGACCTCCTCGTGGTCGTTCGCGGTCAATGCCAACGCGCTGTGCGAAGGCTCCGGAAAACTCAGCGCATTTCGTAGCGGCTCTGCCGGCTCGTCTGTGTACCCGCCATCCGTCGCTGGATCGGAGTTGTGTGCGCCGTGATTTCTGATCGTTTTTCCGCCGACCATCCAGTGGCTATGGCACAGGGTCGTCACGGCGAGGTTATCGTCGTGCAGGGTCATGGCGTTCGGCCAGCGCGATGGGACGGCGCCGGCGTCGCCATCGACGCAGGCATGGATGCGCCGACAGAGGCACCGCAGGTCACGGCTGACGCGGCCAATGCCTTTTACGTCGCCCGCGTGGATGTGCAGCAGCCCGGAGCCGTGTACTACTCGCCCCCTGAGGTGACGTTCTCCACTCCTCCTGACGTAGCGCCGGACAGATTCCGGAGCGCGTCGGCTGCGGCGTATCTGTCGCAGGCGGCCGTGAGCGAAGTGCTGGTCAAGAATGGCGGGAAGTATTACACCGAGCCGCCATCCGCCACCTTGAGCGACACGCACGGCAAGGGGGCCGTGCTGGAGGCCGTTCTCGACGTTCCTGAGGCGGGCGGCGAACCACCCGACAACACGCAACTTCGCTACTGGTCGGTGATTGAAGGCCCGCCGTATGAAGACGAGGTGGATTTCCCGCCCATCTATAAGACGTACTTTCAAACGTGGGGGTGGGTCGACCTGCCCATAGACGGCGACGGGTCGTACAACTTCACAGACACGCGCTATGCGATTTGCCCAGACAACCCCAAGTCGTTCTCTATCATTCCGGTCAACATCCCGTACAGCGTGTCCGGATCAACTGGCACGGGCGCAAAGGTGCGCGTGCGATTCGGCGGCAACGCGATCACCTGCGAGTGCAATGTCGTTGGTCCCGGACAAACGCTCTGCTTCCAAACGCTGGTGGGTGCGTGGCGCATTGACAGCGTGTCCGCAGCCAAGCGCGGAACGGGCTACAAGAAGAAAGTGACCGTCACGATACAGGCGGCCCAATCGTGGGACGTTGAAACGCAGCGCTGGATCACGGCAAGTCGCGACCGAGACGCGATTCTGGAGGCCGAGTCCAATGTGTCTTCGGCCGCTGCGCCGCGCTACAGCGTCAAGGAAATCAAGATCATCGAGCCGGGCAGCGGCTATCTCGTTGTGCCGCAGATCAAGATCACGTCCGATTCGGGCTTTGGCGCGTACGCCACATGCACGGTCAAGGACGGCAAGATCGACACCGTGACGCTTGAGAACGGTGGCGGCGGCTACAAAGACGCGCCGAAGGTGGAGGTGGTGGCCGGAGGAGCAGAGGTGTTTGCGGTTGCGAGGCCGCACCTGCGCGGCAAGTACCAGTGCTACTACCGATACGTAGACAACACCTCCGAAGACGCGGGCGGCCCGATCCCCAGCAGCCTGTCTCCTGTAACCGAAGTCGATACCGGCGACGGTACTTCGCGGATCGCATGGACGGCGCCTCCGCCTGTCGGAAGAGCGTCCCACATCGAACTGTGGCGCACGACCGGCAATCAAGCCACAACGCTGTATCGCGTGGCGCGGCTCTCCGTGACAGAGGGGTCCACAGACACTGGCGGAGACAATGGCGGCGGCGGCGACGACTGCAATGAGTGGTACTACAAAATGTGGGTGCAGGGCACGTCGCCATGCGACGGCGGCGGCACCAGACCGCCTCCGCCCACTTCCGCCATCGTGATTACCCAGCAACCGCAGGCCACTCGATACATCGGCAACGAGTTCAACGCCTTCCCGTACTACCGAGTCACCGTTCGGGCTACGGGTCCGGGCACTCTGTCGTATCAGTGGCAGGGGCGCAACCAAGTGCTGCTCAACGGAACCACTGTCGCGACGCAGTGGACAAACATTCCGGACGGATACACGCTCGATTGCGAGCGCCCGACGTGCGGCATCCCGTACGTAGCGTCCAGCGCTTTGGCTGTGTATCCCGATGGCGGGCTGGGTGGGAGAAAGTCGCTGTTTTCGGAACACCGCTGCATCGTGTCCAGCAGCGCGTCTGGCGTAACCTCCGTCACGAGTAGCACCATCACTGCCGCACAAATACTGGCGTCCTCCTGACATGCCCTTCTACGACGACCTCACTGACGACGAGTTGCGCGACCCCGATCGTCCGGGCTACGCGGCCATGCCGATTGTCCTGCCTAATGGCGACATCAATGCCAATCGTTTTACGCCTCCGCCGGACGACAAGGCGGTCATCGTGCGATTCCAAGATCGGCACTGGTACGGCGTGGACACCAGCGGAGACGAGCCGAATACGCTGTACTACTCCGAAGTCGATGAGCCGGAGAGCGTGCCCGAGAGCAACCAACTGATCTTGCAGCAGAACGCGAAGGACGCCGACTCCATCACGGCGCTGATTCCGTTCGGCTCGACGCTGCTGGCTATGCAGCACCGACACGCCTATTCCATCACGTTTGTGCGACAGCCCGTACTCGACGCACAGGTAACGCCCATCGGCTACAGGGGCGCACTGAACCAGCGTTGCTGGGACATTCACGGCGGCGCGTGCTATGTCATGGATCAGTACGGCGTGTACGGAATTGCTCCGACGGGCCAGATCGAGCCGCTGTCCGAAGCGATCGACGACATGTTTACGGGGCGCATCGACTTCGGGAAGTCGAAGTGGTGCTCGCTGATCGTGGACCCCAAGCACCGCACGCTGCGATGCTTTGTGGCGTTCCGAGAAGACGAGTCGTCGGGCCGCCCTACGCGCGTCCTGTGCTACTCGCTGGAAACGAAGACGTGGTGGGTCGAGATGTACCCGCAGAGCATCGCAGGCGGGGCGCACGTCTTGCTGACTAACGGCGACTACCGCTGCGTGTATGCGGCGACCGGTGGCGTATACGTCCTCAACGAAGGCAGCGTCGATCTCGGCAGGGGCGCGATCACGTCCGTCACGCTTACCGGCTCTGGCAGCGGCTATCGCACGCCGCCCAACGTCTATGCGTCTGGAGGCAGTGGCGGCAAGGTGCAGGCCACCATCAACGGAGAGGGGCAGGTGACCGGCCTGTGGATTATGTCCACCGGCAACGGCTACACGAGCGGCGATCTGCTGATCGACCCGCCGCCTTCCGGTGGCACTCGCGCGACCGGCACGTTCACTGCGTCTTCGACCACTGCCGACACGCCGCTGTTCCCCACGTACCGGTACAAGAGCGGAAGCGTGTCGTATCTCACGGACGTGCAGGAGCCAGCCGCTGGGTCCGAGATGTCGCGGGCAATCAGCCTCTCGTACGCCCCGCAGCCGTCCGCGTGTGAGTTGTCGATGCGCCTGTACTACAACAACGCCCCGCACCCACGCCCCAACGTAGCGGCCCGTGATCGCGGGACAGGCTTTGCGCACGATGTTGTGGACGCTGCGGCGCGCCTCGATATGGGGCGCTTCACAACGGAGTTCGGAGCGGACACTGGAGTATCGAGAGCCCTATACGCCGGCCGTACAATGGACGACGTAAACTCGTCGGATCGGAGCGTCGCCGTAGAGTTGGTCGGCGCGCGCAAGAACCCCGATCCCGTCGTTCTTTACGCGCTCAACATTTACGGCATCGGCGATGCTTGACGCAGACAAGACGGGACAGTTGGCGGACGCCCTGCGCGCAGCCGGCATGGCTCCGGACGCCGCGAATCGCGTGGCGCAGATTCTCGGCGCCATCGGCGTCAGCGAGAAGGTGTCTCCGCAGCAGGTGGACACCACGCCGCAGTCGATGCGGTACGTCACGCGCGGCGTGCGCAAGCACGAACTGACCAACTTCGACTACCGCGACGACGACCCGTACTACCGCAAGCCGCGCGGCAACACCAGCGAAAACCGCACGCGGCCCGAGCAGCCATCGACGCTGCGCACGCCGCAGGCTCCGCAGCAAACAGAGACGCCGTTCAACGTCTCGGGCGGCTCGTTTACCACGTCCGTGACGCGCGGCGACCAGATCGCCGTCGGGCTCAACATCAAGGGCCCGGACCGCTCCATCGCCACCGTTGACGGCACCTCCAACGCCATCATCGGCAAGCGCGTGCGCGCCGAGACGGACGCCTCCGGCCTGCGATTCTTTGTGGAAGAGAATGCGCAGGAGTTGGTCTGGAAACTCCAGTTCTTCGCAAGCGGGTCCGAAGGGCTGTGGGTGGTCACTGACGTGGCACTCACGGATCGCGGGCTTGTCATCAAGAAGCGTCGCATCGCGG